TATCGCATCAGTTAATGCGTTATACATTTTTGTGCCTAAATAATTCTGTATATGAATTTCTTGAGCAAGTTTAATGAACTGAATATATTTGTCTGTATCGACATTCCCATCAATAATTGAATTTCTTACAAGATCTGTTCTGTTTATAAATAATACTGTTGCCATAATTTCTTTTATTTTGGATAAACGCCTCTCCCTGCTTGTTTGTCTGTCGCTATCGCTGCCTTTTTAGAGCCTCTAGGAGACCTTAACGCTGACGCAGGAATAGTTCTAGTCTTTTTATAGTTGCCTAAGTTCTTAGATACCTCTGTTTGGCTCTCTAGCCTATACAGTACCCTTACCCATTTGTGCTGACAGAATACTCCACCCTTTAATTCAAAGATGTTGTAATCCATACTAGGCTTATGTCTAAATTCTACGTTTACATTCTCAAAATAACTCGCTTTGTCAATGTCCTCTATACGCCATACAGTTCCTTTGCTACTCATTGCCATCATCTGAGTACAGAAATCTCTCGATTCGCCTGATTTACTCATGCCTCTTGCATATTTATAACGGATCTTATATAAACCGTTTTTAGAGTCTAGATCGCTGTAAGCTGATCCATCGTTTTTTGATGTTACAAAATCTTTTAATCCTACGATCCTTTTAATCTTTGAAAGAGTTGTTTCTGGCTTTTCATTAATTAAAAAAGTAGCCCAGTCTTCATTACTATATTCTGAGTCTTCGTCTAATTCGTCAACCACAGACCATTCGTCATTCATTTGTACTCCTGAGTCAGCTAGAGATCCTAAAACGACTTTAACACTATCACTAGATAGCTTTGTAGTGCATAATTTAGTCTCCATTTCAACTCCTGTTTCCTCTTCTATGTCTTCTTTATCCTGTATCGAGCTATCAACCTCTGTAAATTCTAGTGGCTGTAACGTCGTAAAATAGAGGTTTAAAGAAATATCGTTAAACGCTAGTAGATGATCAAAACAATCGATTAGAAGCTCTTGAAATGGTCTTATAACTGTGTTATCCATTAATAAAGATGCCGTCTTAATTTCATCTGCATTACTTGAGAAACCTGAACTGGTTCTAATACCTAATAAAAAAGGCGAAACAACTCTATGACTAACTTGAATCTTAGATTGTGATTCCTCTGATAAAAATTGATATTGATTGTGAGCGTCCGATAATTGTACAGGAGTAATTTCTGCCTGACTCTCTTTATTATCGTTAAATGCTAGGATAAATTTACCCGCATTACTCGTTCCTGAGAATTTCTGAGCAATCTTAGACTCGATTAATTGACGTTCTTCCTGATTCGGTGTACCATTATTAAAATTAATTAGCATACTAGGAGCTAATCCATTCATTATGTTGTTTAAATGGTAGTTAGAAACCTCCTCTTCTAGCTCTGCGTACTGCAAACCTCCTTGATAATCGACAGGAGAGTAATAGTAAAATCCAGACTTGTAAGGTTTAATATAGTATATCTCAATATCTTCGTTTGACATACCGTATGCGGGTATTCTAAGTGGCGTATCGCTTCTTTTAATGTTAGCCCAGTCCTTAAAGTAATAGTAAGCGGGTATATCGCCGTCGTCATTACACTTCTCAGCTCTAAGCGTCTCTATTGGCATGTGTTCTAATTGAGCGATCTTCTTTCTGCCTTTAGAATATATTACTTGAATAGCACATTGCCCCATTAATTTAAGATCATAACAGAGTTTTCTTACTACATCCTTTTTAAATAGCGAAATCATCTGAGCATACTCGTTTGGTTTCCTATTAGCGTCTGTAGCGTTTAATCCTTTGCCGTAAATAGCTTGACTGATACCGTTAATCGCAGCGTTATTGGTCGGGCTTCCATTATACCTGTCAATTAAGTACTGAAAGTAGTTGTTATCTGCGCCATATTCGATCCAGTCCTCGCCATTTACTTCTTTTATTTCAGGGCTAGTATAAGTGCTAAGATTTACTATGCCGAACTCTGAAACTTTTGAAGCTCTTTTAAACTGTCCTTTGTTATTTCTTAATCTTGTGTTTTTCATGTTACTGTATATGTATTATCAAATCCACTATAGAACGTAAATTGTCCTTTATTTAATTGGTAATGATCGTTGTCGTTTAACTGGTCTATGTCTTGATCTGTACAAAATATTTTATCTCTAAATATGTCTTCTTTAAAGTCTGAATCTATTTGCCATAATACATCATATAAATTCCAGAAACTATTATTCGTGTTCCAGTAATTATAATCTACAAAGATATGCAGATCATAAAAATGTGCTTCGACTAAAACAGGAGTAAATGCTTTATTTATCTGTAAGTAATTACCTACGGTTGTTCCTGTCTGGTTAAGATAATTGACTGTAACATTAGTACTGTCGTCTCTTACCCTTATTGTAAAAGTACTATCATCATACTGTCTAGGTATTATTGAAAATGTTTGAGCCGCAGCCGAGGTGGTTAAGATTATCATACACTTATATAACGTAAAAAATTAAGTTATTTGTAGAATTAGCCTAAACAAAAAAAAAAGCCCCCTATTATGGAGGCTTAATTTTAGACTAAAAAAAACAATTATTAAACACCGGGTACTGGTGGTGCAGCTAATGTTGGATCTATTTGAGACGCTGAAGATGTTACAGCCGTAGTTAAAAAGTACGGTGCTCTCTCTTCCATGCCTTCCATAGTAATCGTAAAGCCAGACAGATCTCCTGCCGCAGCTCCTGTTACTACAGTGCCTCCTGTTAATTCCATACCGTTTTCAAAACCACATAGGAAACTGTTTCCATAGTAATCTTCAACGACAACGTAAGGTCTCGCTACAGCTACTGTTTGTAGTTCTGCTTGAGTCATAGCGTCTAAGAATGTTAATGTTAAATTTAATGTTTGAGTATAAAAAGTTGTCCCATTTTCTCTGCTACTTGTTACAGTAGTTTCTAAACTTGAGTTTCCTTTTACATCATATTGATACCATGTTGGAGATCCTGTTAATGCAGTAACCTCCTTAGTAGTAGCGTCTATAGTTAACCCAGTAATTGCACCGAAGTCCGCCATAAATACAGTTTTAATACCGCCAAAAGCGGATTTACATGGGACTGAACGCCCCGTTGATAGTAGACAAGCCATATTTTTTATATTATTTTAAAAAAAAAGGGCAAGCAGATAATTCCGACCTGCCCTAATTTATTGATTATTATTAATTCCTATGCGTATTCCACAAGGTCAGAAGCGATTCCGAACTGAACAGTAGATGTAAATCTCATTACCATTCTCACATTATTCGAAGCGTCCAAATCCGCCATATCTAAAACCTTAACAACATTCGTGTCATTTAAGATTCCAGTTCCAAAGTATAAGTTGCTTCTTTGAGCAGCGTACATTTTGTTTACACTTAATCCTGGACAAACAAATACCTTAACACCATTTACAGTTAAAGAACCGTTGTTCCACCATTGTGTACCTTGTGCGTTTGTACCGTTAGCTCCTAATCCGTTAGCTGCAAACCCTCCTAATGCCTGAACATAGAATTTAGCTGCGGCAGAACCGATGTAAATAAATAGATCTTCTTTTCCATATAATGAAGCAGGTACTGCATCTACTACTTTAGATAATTCAGCGATAATATTCCCTGCATTTAAGCCTCCACCTACTGCTGCTACTTGTTGAGCTGCTGGAATATCTCCTGCTGCTGCTGAAGCTGCGATTATCTTTTCAAACCCATCAAAAGAGTTATTAGATGCTGCCGCAGTATCTCCTTGCCATATACAGAACTCAGTATTTTGAGCTACTTCTGCCGCTACATGAGCGATCATAAAGTCAGAGAATTTAGGTGGTAAAGATTGACCTAAACCAAAGCCCATTTGTTGAGCCTCCCAATCGTTCACGAAGTCATACTTACATAGTTGTAAATTTACTTGCAATTCAACTGGTTGGATAATTCTCTCTGTAAGTGTTACAGAAGAGTTAGGTACGAAATCACAACCTGCAGGTGTTACTAAAGAGCCTGTTGCTAATTTCTTGATTACTTCTTTAAAAGCTATGTTTGCCTTAACTGTTAATCCACCATCATCGATAGTAGATGCAGACAATAATGCCGCTGCAATATACTCTCCTGCAAATTCTCCTGCATAAGTTGTAGTTATGTTAGTCGCAGTTGCAAGTTGTACGTTTTTTAAATTACTCATATTTCTTTATTTTATTTGATTAATATTATGCTTCTGATGCCCAGATTCCTTGTCCACCTATAATGTACCATTCTGTTAATGATACTGCTCTAAGTGCAATCCAGTCTCCTTTTAAAGCTGTTGCTTTAGTGTTAATTACATCTTTGTCTAATACTCCTGAAGCTGAAAATACAGAAGCTGATAATGTAATACTTCCTATAATTTTGTTAGTATTTTTTGGAGATATTACTAATTTAACACCAGCATCTGCTCCTGTGTTTCTAAAAAATATTGTGCTCCCTAGATTACCTGAAGTAATTAAAGGAATACCAATAGTTAATGCGTCTACTGCAACATTATGGTCATTCCCTAAATCTGATTCAGAAATGTCTCCAGTTGCTGTGTAGTAAGATTGTGCAACTTGGTTGCGTTCTACGTCGTTTGATAAATAGTTGTATGCGCTCATAATTTTATTTGTTTAATTTATTTAATACTCTTTCCATTGCTGTTGTGTTAAACTTTCCTTTTGCAAAGTTAATCTGTGTTTTTTTGCTAACAGACTCTGGGTTGTGTTTGATAGGTTTTGAAGCAGCTTCTGAAAATTCTTCTTTTACTGTTCTAGTTTTTAACTTGTCAGCATCGTCTGATAAATCCTCTTCTTTAGGCTTCATCATTTCTTTGATTTCTTCGATGTTTGCTTTAATTTCTGCAACGGCAGAAGATAACTCTTCTTTAGTAGCATATCCCATCTCTTCTTTTTTGTCTTCTTTTTTGTCCTCTTCTAAGTCAGAAGTAATTTCTTCGCCCTCTTCAGTTTCCTTTGCAGGTACTTCGTCGGCAACGTCTCTTACATCAGCAATCATACCCTCTTCAGATACAACTACTAATCTACCATCCTCAAGCAAATACTCGCCTACTGGCATGGCTACTTTCTCATCGTCTGTAACAATAAAGATTTCTTTATCCTTTTCAAAGGATTCGGCACTTACTATAGTACCATTTTCTAGCTTCAGTTCTTCAAGTTTTACCTCGATGTTTAGAAGCGTCTTAATTTGATTGATCATTTCGTTTGATTTCATATTATATATATAACGGTTAAAAAATTAAAATTTGTATTTTCACTCAGGTTCTTGTAATAACTCCGATGCCTTGCGCTCTTACAGAACCATCGCAGCATGATCTAGAATAAGTATTAGTGTCCCAACATAAACACGCTCTGCCACTACCTGTGGGGCTTGTTCTGCTAGGAATAAATATTCCCTGATTAGATTTATTATTTCTTTGCATTGTCTGGATTTAAAATGTCAATTATTTTTTCAAGGATTTTGTCTTCTTTTGACATATCTTCTTTAATTTTCTCTTTAGGGCTTTCCATTTTATCTGCAAAGTAGCCTTCAATAGAGAAACCTTTGACCTTATTTGTCTTAACATATTCGTTCCATATTTCTTCATTATTTACTTTTA